CAAACACAAAATGGTTCCACTCAAGTTATTGGTGTTCCAACAGAAATATATAGTTGTAGAGGATGTAATCAAAACTTGGCATCAAATAACCCAGCTTCACAATATCAAAGACAAAAATTAATCCAAAATACTGTGCGAGTCCAATCATCTCTATATACTATGAACTTGGCAGGATTATCTGGTTATCAAAAACCATCTTCTCAATTTCAATTAGTGGAACAAGCAGGAACCCCATATTTAAATGTACCACATGTTTATTGGAACCAAATGAGTGATCGAGCCAAACCAGCACGTCAAGTAGCAACTATCGCGTCTGGCTCAACATATCATACAAGTAGCACAAAACATACTATTACTAGAAATAGACCAGGTGCAATGTCTCCTGGAGGAATAGGGGTTGATATTAAACATAATTCGTATGAGAGACGTTTAAATAAATTAAAAGGTAAAAATGTTCTTAGAAGAGGAATTATCCCGCCAAATTATGGTTCCCCAATACTATTTAATCAAGCATATCCTGTTTATGGTGGAAAGGTGGTTAAAACCGCAATTATTAATGGCTGTGATTGTCCAGAAATCACAGATAATTTAGACGCAGATAAACGCATTTATGGTTCAGAAACCAATGCTATACAGGATAAAATATTAGATATAACATATACGTTTAATATTGGAGATTTTGTATGGGCTAAAAAAAGTATCACAGATACAAAATTATATAAAGCACAAATTATTGATATTAAAAACGATATATATACGATTCGTTTTATAGATGATGATACAACCATTCAAACACATGTAAGTTCACTAACTATTTATTTTGAGTGTAATTGTACATATGAACCCTCGATAGAAGAAGTTATATTATCCAATCAATATTCAGCAAAAGATGTTGATACACTTGTAGATAATACAAGTGAACTTGCGTGTAATTTATTAAATACATTAGCTTCAAGTCTAATTTTATAAATTTATTTTATTTTAATTATCTAACAAAATTAAAATTAAAATATTTGTAATTAATATATGAATCGTTTTAAAATGAGTTTTAATAATTCTGGACTTTTGCCTCCTAAATATTATGGTAATTTAGGAGCGAATGTGTCTTCTCCTCCTCCTTTAATTCGTAAACCTGCGTCTTTAAACGCTCCTATGATTGATCGTGTCCATAAAGCAAAACCTGGATGTAGTGCGTGTGGTAAAAAAGTAGCATAAATTTTGTTAGTTTATAATAGATTTATTAGTTGTTTATCAATATTATTTTAATATTCATAAATAGTATAATGTCAAGTATTCGCATATTTAATCGTTCAATATTACAAAATTCGTCGAATAGTAATATCACCGCATATCCCCAAAATAAATTACATCGTTCTTCTAATTATATAACACTATTCGATACCACATTGCTCCCATATAATAAACAATATAATGGGTGTTCAAATACGTTATGCTATACGGTTAGTAAAGGAACATTTATTTATAAACCTCATACCGCATATGGTATGGTTGGTACCTCCGCAGCAGCGTATTTAGGTCGCCGTAAACGCTTGTAATTTTATTGTGTTAATAAAAATTTTGGTAATATTATGATAAATGGTGTAAATATATTTTTTTATGGAAAAGGATTTAGCAACTTTTTACTATCCTTATATGGTAGAAAATGATAGTAAAAAGTTGCTAAAAGTTGCTCCGTTATTTTTCTGTAAAAAATGTGTCTATAATACATCTAAAAAAAGCAGTTATTATAAACATTTAACAACCGATAAACATAAAAAGGGACAAAATGATAGTGAAAAGTTGCTAAAAGTTGCTAAACTTGTACCTTATTTATATTGATTAGCTTGAGTTTCAAGATAAGAATCTATCCAATTATCGCCTTTATTTTTTATTTTGTTAGTTAAAAATATTTCCGTTTCTTGCACAACTTCGTAGTCATTTTGATACCCCATTGCTTCTTTATATTTCCTTTTTTTACCTGTAATACTTGTCTTTGAGGTGTTTATCCTATGCTCTAGCAATTCATATGCGATATTTCGTTCGGCCATTCTATTTCTGTAATATTCGGTTTGAGATTGATAACTCATTTTACTTTTAGGGTAAAAGTATTTAATAATTGAGGTTCGGTCTTTAAATTACTTTTTAAATCAATTTTTTTTGAACTTAAAGAAGGATATTTAATTACTTATTGATAAAAAATTGAATATGATTATATTTATCTAAATAGTTATATACATACTATTTAATGAACACTTTGAATTATATAGGTTGCAAACAGACTTTATGTCCTATATTAACCGAAATTATTTGTCAAGAAATTCCTAATCTCGGAGACCTTAGTTTCCTTGATATGTTCTCTGGTACTGGAAGTATTGGTTTCAAGTTTCAAGATATAACTAACAAATGTTCTGCGAACGATATTGAATATTATAGTTATATTATTAATTATGCACTTATTAAAACACCTTATTCTATTAAATTACAAGAAATTTTAGATGAATGTAATATTTTAAATGGTCAAAAAGGACTGATTTATAAACATTATTCTGAAAATAAAGATTGTGAAAGAATGTTCTTTACATCAGAAAATGCGCAAAAATGTGATGCGATTCGTATTTATATTCAACAATTATTCACTGATCAACTAATCGATACGAATGAGTTTTATTTCCTTTTAGCGTCATTAATTGTCTCTATTGATAAAGTAGCGAATACTTCTTGTGTATATGGCGCTTATCTTAAAGAATATAAAAAATCAGCACTTAAAGAATTACTTGTTTTACCTATTCATACCAAGACAACTATTAAAACAGAACAAAATCAAGTGTTTAATTTACCCGCAGAGGATTTAAGTAAGATGGATATTGAATATGATATCGTTTATATGGACCCTCCTTATAATCAAAGACAATACAGTGCCAACTACTTTCCTTTAAATTATATTGCTTCTTATGATGAAACTATTAATCTTAAAGGCAAAACAGGGATTATTGAGGGCTATAATAAGAGCAACTTTTGCAGTAAAGTTAAAGTATTTAATGCGTTTAAAACAATATTAGATAATCTTAAATGCAAATATATATTCATTTCTTATAATAATGAAGGGTTACTTACGTGTGACGAATTAAAAAATTTGTTTAGTAGTTATGGCGAATTAAAATTATATAAAATTCCATATAAAAAATTTAAAGCACAAAAAAAGGTCGTTGGAGACACTGTTTTTGAATTTTTATGGTTTATTAATAAAACAACTACTAGTAATATTATAGAAGAAATTGAATATTTTACAAATTAATAGTTTCAAATGATTCTGGTTTCAAATGATTCTGGAAATTGTTTCAACAACTTCTCAAAAGCCCAGCGGAATTTAATACTATTCCTGTGATTATGAACCTGAAATTCACCAATTGTAACATTATTTACAGCAATAGTCGTACTCTCATTCCACACTTTTTTTTTCTTATTATGGCTAAACTCAATCATATTATTGCTCCAGTTGATTTTTTGTATTAGTTTAATTAGTAGCAATTGATTTGTTTTTTTATTATAATATAAGACTGGACAATCAAACGTAAAATTAAAATAGATTTCTAACATTGCAGTCACGTTTGTTTCTATATATGCCTTAATTTGCTCCAAAGTGTAACTGGAGTCAATACTAAAGAATTCACAAAACTTCTTTTTACTTGGCTGTCCAATCACCTGAGGGCATACTTTACCGTCTTTTTTTGTTGTTTTTGCACTTAATTTTATAGTATCGTCTTCGGCACCAGTAAAATCATACTGGCCTCCGTTTTCTGCAGTGTGAATTAACTTATAAGGAAATACCGTAGGCAAAAGATGCAATCTATGCTTTAAATTTTCGGCTTCCTCCATACTATACTTGTATTTTCCCTTGTATGGAATATTATAAAATAGACAAATTGCCATTTCAAATATCTTTCCAAGATCTTCCGTTTGTAGCTTTTTCCCTTCATCTAAAATTACCACATCATCAGGTAGTTTCTTTGATTTCCTTTGCTTTTTAACAGGTTGTTGTATTTCGACGCTCATTCTTAGATAATAAAAAATAAGTCTCAACTATCAATTCAATTTTTTTTTAAAAAAAAGGGTTACTAAAAATTTTATTACTTGTTACATATTCTATCTATTTTATCTAGTCTAATACACACACGCGTCGTACATGTACCAATCATCCGAATCGTAGTCAAATAAATCATCTGAATCGCAGTTATCTAAATCGTCCTCTGTAAGTTCAGAAACGTCAGTTAAATAATCCGTTTCGCAAATATTTGACTGGTTTTCACACAGTTCCTCATCCGCTTCGTCGTCGTCATTGTTAGTTGTTACTGAACGCGGAGTATTAAATTTGATATGTTCGTCTTCTGGATATTCGTAAGTGGTATTAGTATAATTATAATATAGTTCATCTAAACGCTTGTCAACCCAGTCGTAATTTTCGGCCAGGAGAGGATGGGTAAGACCTGGTGGCCCATCCACTGACAATAAATTGGTAAAGGCAGATGAAATCTCGGTAATAAAAGACATTCTATGAAGTTTAAGTGTATAGCTTGTATGCTACTCATTTAACTGAGTAAAGTATTTCAATTTTTTTTTTGGCTTGTAAAATACCAAACTAAAAATATGTGGTTGTTGATTTCAACTTGTGTATTCTTCTTCTCCAAGTTCAAATTGGCTGAAATCTATATTTTCACTGGCATCTATAATAAGCGTAGCTACAGGAATTATAGCTTCAACCAGTGGTATATTCTTTGTTTCAGCATATGCTTCTGGTAATTTGTCAATTTCTTTTTTCGCTGTTTCCTCCGCGCTTCTTCTTTTTGCATCTTCTTGCTCCAAAATCTCATAAAAGTCTTGGACCTTTTTATTAATTCGCACTCGTTTCGCATCAAATGAACTTAAATACAGGCCTTCTAAACTTTTCACTCTAGATAATGCAACATATGTCTGTCCACATTCGAATATCCCTGAACCAGCATCCACTTCAGCAATATCCAAAGTTGATCCCTGTGCTTTATGAATAGTTAGCGCCCACGCCAAAATTAAAGGCACCTGAGAAACTCCTATTCCAGGTATCAGTTCGCTAAGCCATGTATGAGGGTACATTATCATTTGATAACCATTTTTATATAAAACAATTGGAAACCCTTGTGGACTTATATCTTTAACAATCCCTTGTGCTCCATTACATAAAATATCTCCATTTTCTAATTGAATATTAACAATACACATAACTTGTGCTCCAATTTTCAGTTTTACAATTTCATCGCACCGCAAATTACCCTGTAAATACATTAATTCAGTTTGAATATGTTCTTTAGTGAACCCAAGTCTTTTTACCCGTTCTTGAGCACTCATTTCAAGGTCCGTTTTATATATAATCTTATATTCATATTCTTTGGTTTTAAGATTATTCATTTCCGTGATATTTATATAATCCACTTTATTCCGTGTAGGGAATAATTTTGTAGGGCGTATTAAACACTCCGCGGGGAGTTCCTTCCCTACATTATGTAGGAGCGCTTCATTAGAAGAACGTTTTAAACGCCCTTCACGAATTTGGTTTAAAATACGCTGATAAATCGGGTCACTTTGCCTGAAAATTTTACTCATATTCACGTGATTTTCCAGTTTAAATGTTTGAAACCATAATTCTGATTCAAAACAGAATTTTGTGGTTAATGGTTCATCTTTGTTTCCAACTGGTGGCAACTGATAAAAATCGCCTGAAAATATTAATTGGATTCCTCCAAATGGCTTTGTATTTCTTCTTACTGTTTTTCCTATTGCATCTAACATTTCAAATAGTTTTTGCGACATCATTGATACTTCGTCAATAATTAGAATATCCGTGCCTTTCCAAGTGGCCCTTGCATACCTATCTTTATTAATTTTTGTGACCATTTCTTCAATCGTTCCATTCCCCAATCTAATTCCAGCCCACGAATGGACTGTTTTTGCCTTACATTCTAATAGAACCGCTGCACATCCAGTTAATGCACATACTTGAATATCTATACATTTTTTATACGCGTCTTTTTGTATATGACGAATTAATGCGGTTTTTCCTGTTCCACCTGGTCCAGTAATAAATATATTATATCCTTCAATATATTTATTAAATGCTAATTGCTGTTCTATAGAAAATTCCATTAACTATCTATATAGTTATCTATTTAACTATTTTTATAATCA